CCGTTAGCTCTAATCAATGAGATGTTACCCTTAGACTTGAACGTGATGATAGGTTCTTCAATATAAATAAAATAATCAAATAAGTTATAATGCTCAATGACTTCTGTTATACCGTCAGCAATTAGTTTTGCACGTTCCAAAGGGTCTTTACTTTTACCACCTGCAATTGAACCAACTACATACTCATTTGTCAAAGGGTTACGAAACGCATAACCAGTATTAGAAGTGCTAAAGTCAATCGCTAAGGCTTTGCTCATAAGTCAGAACTCAATTCAATATAAAGTTCTTTGCTTAGTTCTCCAATGTCAAATAAGTGTTTAACATAGCGTTCGTACTCAATCGGAGTCAATACTTCTTTTTGTGCTAAAACATGTTCTTTATTCATTTCTTTATTCTCCCTTAAAAATTAAAGCTGTATCAAGATTAATCAAACCACATTCAACAGCGTTAAGTAAGAACTCGTTAAAGTCAACCATTGACATTGTTTCTTGCTTAAATAGTAGCTGCTCTTCTGTCATTTGCTTTCCTCTCTCAACTTGATATATATATTATATCAAATGCACTTTTCAGGTTTGGTTTATCCTCTCTTATGTAAGCTATGATTGACTTTGTAGGCATTTTGTGTTATACTATTTATAGGAGGTAACAATGGCTAGAGACAAATATTTGATGTACTTACGACAGCAAGAATACAAGAAGCGTATTAAACTTAAAGTAGCTAACACAAGAGCTAGAATGAACAGAGAATACATGAACCAGCCAGAAGTAGATAAGGAAACATTAGAACTATGGAATAGTCAACCGCCTATATACTTTGATTTAGGGGAAAATAAATAAATTATATTAAAAAAATAAATCAGCCCCTTAGGGCTTTTGTTTTACGCTTAACCGCAATTTGACTAGAAGTGGCAGAATGTAAGTGCATTGAGTGTCCTGTTTGTAAAGTATGGTATCAGTAAGCACAATTAGCTTCTTGTTTGTAAGATTTCTAAAGGAATTCCGGAGTGTTTGATAATCTTTTTATCTTGTACTGGAATTGTGAAATGTTTAAGAAAAAAAGAAAAATAAAATGTACGGAAAAATAATTATTAGTGTCCAAAATTAAGGGTTAATATATTCTACTACGTTTTTTTTGCACATTAAATAATAGCTAAAACCGAACAATAAATGTCAATAAATATGTACAAGCATAAAAACAATAGTTATTTCCGAACAATATTATTATTCTTGACAAGTCTAAAATAAAAGTATATAATTAATTTATCATCAAGAAAGGAGATAAAAATATGTCTAGACCCAAACAAGAATTTTGTTCTAATTGTAACGGAGAAAACCCAAAATGTAAATATAAAGAGACTAGTCGTAAATGTCGTGTTGGCAAAGCTAAAGGCAAAGCTAAAGGTAAGAAAATTTCAAAAGAAACAATAGAAAAAAGAGAAAAGAATGACCAACTTCTTGGAGACTTTCGAACAGATTACTTGAATTTGATGTATGATCGAGCATTTAAATATTCAATAAACAAAGAAACAAATAAAGTTGAGTATGAACAAAAGTTTTATACAGTTTATTCTTTTGAAAGATATTTAAACAACATTAATCAAAAATCACTGGCAAGTTGGGCTAGAAGAAAATATGGAGAAAATATGAAAAACTTTAACACAAAAACAGATAAAATGTCATTTGATGAATATGAAAAATTCATTTATAGAAAAACTTATGGAAAAAAAGATGACGCTATAAGAGAAAAATTAAATAACGAACAACCCAAAACAACGGATGAAATAGAAAGACTTAGTCTTAAACAAGAACAAGTTTCTGAAGATATTATTAGAACTCAATCATTAGAAGAGGCGACCGAAACAGCTAATGAAATCGAACGCAAACTTAAAGAATGTGATTTAAAAAGCATGACAGACGAAGAAGTCTTGAAAGAAATTGCTGACTTAGCTAATGAAATTAATTTATCTTGGTTCAAATAATAAATAACAGTCATTTACGATGATGAAAACGTAGAAAATAGATGAGTTATACAACAAAACACAAACCTTACAAACTGAAAAGCATTAAATGTAGTGGTTGTGGCTGGTCAATATCACACTGCATGGACTTAAAAAAAGAACAACTTAGAATAAAAAGTTTAAAAAAAGAAGTTGTAAAAGAATATATCCATGTAGATAACCCTAAATGTAAGCATTGCATTGAATTAGAAAAAAGGAGAAACAAAAAAATGAAAAATAAATGTATTAAGTGTCAGCAAATTAGAAAAGCAAGTGGTGTAAGTTATTTAAAGTGCTGTAAATGCAAACAAAAAGCTAGTGATGAAAGAAAGAAAAATAAAAAGAATAAAAGCGAAATGGCTAAAACTAATGATGAACTAAGAAAAATATCTAAACGATTAAATCAAGATAGTATAAATAAATTTATAAAAGAAAGAAATGGAATTAAGGCTTGACAAATGTAAAATAATTTGATGCTATGGTATAAGAAAAGGAGAAATATGAAAATTATAACTATATTACAGATTATTTTTGATGTAATTCTAATAGCTTTATTTGGATATTCAGGCTTTACTGGTGAAGTCATTGATTTAATTGTTGCTTTATTATGGTTCATTTGTTTATGGCTACATATTTATGAACTTAATAGGTTTAAGGCTTGACTTTTCAAATTTTTTTTGTTATTATATACTAAAGGAGAAATAAATGACTAAAAGAAAAGAAATTTATGTTTATGGCGGTGGAGAATGTTGGTTAATAGCTCCAAGTGATTCATTATCGCTTTACCATGATGATATTTATGGAGATACTTATGAAAATAAAAAATATTATTGGAAATTAGTAGAATCAGAACCAACGGAGGTGACTAGTGACTAGCCTATTTGATAAAGTAAGCACAGCTAAAGAACTTAAAGAATCAGATGACTTTTCAGGCGGTTTACTTTGGAATGTACAAGATATATTGCCTAAAGGTTCACTTGGTCTTATAACAGGTAGTGAGAAGAGTATGAAGTCATCACTAGCTCAAGATTTAGCGCAGGCGATGGCACTAGGAGAGCCGTTCGCTGGCAGAGAAACAACTAAAACTAACGTGTTATTTATTCAGAACGAGAATAGCAGACTGACAGAGCACCAACGCTTGAAAGGTTCAAGAAGAGATAGTCCTGATAACTTGTATTTCTTACACGGTGGAGCTTTTAAACTTGATACATGGAAATATGACAGCCAAGGGAAAAAGCACAATGTAGGGCTTAGAGAGCTATATAACTTCATACTAGAAAAAGACATTGGACTTGTTATCTTAGACCCTCTCAAAGACTTGTTAGATGACAACGATATAATCAACGCAAACCAACCAATGGCAGAAGTTCTAAGAGGAATTACAAACCTTAGAAACACTTTAGATATGAAACACGATAAGTATGTTACGTTTATGGTTGTAGCGCATGCTAGAAAACAGTCCGGAGAACAATCTTTGACAGAGCGTGATTTTCGCATCATTCCAAGCCATATATTGGGAGCTACGACAATTCCATCTTGGTACGAGATAGCTTTCACTATGTCGCCAAAGATTAATAGCAAAACTAAAAACAGATATTCTATCATGAAAGTATTTGCTAGGAACTTTGCATTTAATAATGAGATTCTTTGGGGATATGTTGGCTCGGCTTTTACATCAATCGAACAAGATAAAAAAGAACCTGATAGCGAACTAGTGGAAAAAGTCAAGGATGAAACTCCAATCGAAACAACGAAAGAATCGGCACAGGCTTTCTTAGACTTAGCTAAAGTACAAGGAAAAGTAACAGAAAATGATTAATTATGAAAACAAAGCTATTAATTTACACGCTGAAGTGTATGGCTGGCTATATCGTGCATTAGATGAAATGATAAAAGCGGAATGGCATAATGACGAGCTCTTCAAAGTATGGCTTGGCCGTGCTGAATTTCTAGTCAGACAGTCTAAAAAATTGCATACAGCTTGCGAAAATGATTATTCTAAACGTGCATTGATTAGGGCGTTACAATTAAAAGTAGAAATAAATGAAAAAATATCATCTAATGCTTTACAATAATAAATAATTTTGGTATAATAGTATATATAGAAATAAAGGAGAACAAATGGTTAAATTAACGCAAGAACAAGCTGATTTTCTTAAAACTTTTAATGATAAAAGCCGAGCATTTTATTATATTTCTAGTTGGGGTTGGGGAAATTTTCTTAGAAATGGAATAGGAGGAGTTCACGAAGGAGATAAGACACCTTTTACTCTTGATGAAAAAGAAAAAATGTTAAACGCCATTATTAATGGTTATGAAGTGATTTTTGAACCTAAATTTAAGTTTTATAACTTTTCTGATAGAACCGACAGCACTCCATTATATTATGCAGGTAAAGAAAATGGATTAAACAGAAATAAAAAATTTGCACTTGAAGTTAAAAAAGATAGTGAAGAATATAAAGCCTTGCTAACTTTAGGTTTCATTAGAGAAGAAGTATGATAACATCTTTTGAATCACTATCTGAAAGGCGATTTATAACTCTTAATTATCACAAAAAGGATAGTCAGCAGTATATAAACAGTTTAAATTATTTTGAATATGCTAGAATGTACTTCGAGAAAAATGGCTTTCCTGATGATAACAGACGAGTTTATCAAAGTGGCAAACGAAAAGGTCAAAAAGTTGGCTGGTCTGACAAAGAGGAAAAGCAGCAGAAAGACGATATTAGAGAGTTCATTTATGAAAAGCAATTACAAAAGTTTAAGGGCAGAAGAAAAAGCAAGTAAACATTATGCTAGAGGCGTCAGAAAGCTGTCTAAAGAGCTCGAAGAGATGAACGTGACAAAGTATAGGGCAGAGCCTAACGAGTGCCTGTATGGCTTAATAAATGACTTGTGGAACTACTGGGAAAAAGGTCACATCTTACCAATGCTTAAATATAATATCGAAATTACAAGGCAAGGGAACGTATTTATCGTAGAAAGAGGAGAAAATGAGCGTATTTGAACAACTTAATGCAATTAATGTAAATAGTAAAGTCGAACAAAAAAAGACAGGTAAAACTTCTCTAAGTTATCTATCTTGGTCTTGGGCTTGGGCTGAATTTAAAAAAGTTTGTCCTACTGCTACTTACGAGATTAAAAAATTTGATGACGGCAAAGGGAAACTAGTTCCTTATTTATATGATAATTCTTTAGGCATTATGGCATTCACTTCTGTTACGGTTGATGATATCACACATGAAATGTGGTTACCAGTAATGGACGGAGCTAATAAGGCAATGAAGTTTGAATCTTATACTTATAAGACTAAGTTCGGAGAAAAAACTGTTGAACCAGCTTCAATGTTTGATGTAAATAAAACTATTATGCGTTGTTTAGTTAAAAATTTAGCTATGTTTGGACTTGGTTTATACATATATTCAGGCGAAGACCTCCCTGACTTGACAGAAGAGCAGAAAGAACTTGAAGCAGAAAAACAACGACTTAGAGAGATCCAGCCAGCACTAAATAGAGCTGAAGAACTTGGATATCCTAATATGGAACTACTAAAAGCAAAGACAAAAAAAGAAATCTTTGACATCATGACAATTTGGAAAGCAACAGAGGGAAAATAAAAAATGGCAATTATTACAGTTACAGCACAAGCGAACGAAAAAAATACACGAACAGTAAACACAGCAAAAGGCGACAAGAAAATTATTTCAGTGCCATTGTTTGAAAAAGAAAAGGGATCTAATGTAAAAGTCGCGTACGGTTCAGCATTCTTACCTGACTTCATTGAATTAGGAGACACAGTAACGGTCAGCGGTCGTGTACAAGCTAAGGAATCAGGCGAATACGTAAATTATAACTTTGTTTTTCCTACTGTTGAAAAAGTGTTTATCCATAATGATAATAGCAAGCAATCGCAAGCTAAGCAAGACTTATTTGGTGGTTCTGAACCGATTGAAGTTAATACGGAAGATTTACCTTTCTAGTGGAAAGTTGGTTATATGTACACAGCAGAAGAGAGAGAGCAAATTATCGATATCGTGGATAAAATGAGCTTACTAAGGCAAGACTTTGACGGAGCTTTCACTTGGATCAAGGAAAATGTATCAATGCCATTTGACTTTGACGGAGAACAGCAATTCATATCAGACTTGAAGCAGTTAGTTAAAATTAACGCTTTGAAGTTTGGTAAAATATATGAAGGAGTATTAAATTGACAACATTAAGAGAGCTACACAAAAAACTTAAAATCAAACAAACGCTTGACAACTACGTACGCAATACAAATAAAAAATACAAGTATAACTTTGTGGCTGATGAAATTCTTGGCGAGGGAATGGCTAAACTGATCGAGCTTAACACTCAAGGTAAACTTGGACGACATGCACAGCAAATTGCTTACATCAATCATAACTTGAGCTTACAGCGACAAAAGGAACAACTGGAACAAGCTAACGAACGACTCGCTAAACGTGCTGAGAAAGCCCAAAAATTGCTTGATACGGAACTTCTTAAAGATAGCTACATCGAAACGCTTGAAATGTTTAGTAAATTCAATTCAGCAAAACAATATACTATGTGGGACGACCTAGAAACTCCAACTAAAGTGATTGAGTTCATGGAAAAGAACGGAGTTAAACAAGGGAAATGGCTACGTCCTGAAGGAGTTGACGCTTGGTTCAAAGAACGAATCATTTGGTTCAAGAATAAATTGAAAGAACAATAACATCATATAAGACTTTAGGCTTTACAGCTTAGAGTTTTTTTGATATAATGATTTCAACAAATGAAAGAGGTAATAACAATGGAATTAGTCGAATGCCAAACCTGCGGGGCTTCAAGTTTCACTAATGGTAAATGTGATTATTGTAGAAACCAGTACGAAGTAAATGAAGACAAAATGTTTTATGGTAATTCAACAGAAGATGATTCATTATTAGATGAGGATATAACTTTTCAAGATACTAAAATAGGTAAATTAATACTTAAAATTATGATTTATACTTTAGTTTCTATTATTTGGTTTGCTGTAACTGTATTTATTCCACCGCTATTTATAATAACAATTATTTTATTAGTAGTTTATGGCGCTTATTGCTTGACAATTAAAAGAAAATAGTTTATAATCAATATATAAAGTTAAGAAAGAGAGAAACAACAATGGAAAACAAATTAATTAAAATCAACTCAATGGAAACTTTAGAGAATGGTTTTATCTCAGTTAATGCAGATTTTGAACTAGGACACTTAGAATTTTGGACTAATCAATGTGAAATTGACAGACTAATCGCCGGTGGTAACATGGATAGACTTACAGAGGACAGATACGAATGAATATAGAATCAATAATTGGTAAAGTTATTATAATAGCACTAGTCGGAATTGGACTATATGCTTTTTTTACATTAGTTGACTTAATTAGAACGAAAGGGAGCAAATAGATGAGTAAATACTTTAACGACAAAAGATATTGCCATTGCTTTGACATTCAAACGAGTGACGGCTTAGGAGTTTGCAAAGGTTGTAGAGGGTACGTGAACGTCTGTTATAGTTGCGATCGCTGTCTACATTGCTGGTATACAATGCAGGTTGAACTGTTTACCGAATATAATGAACCTAAGTTGCTGGAACTTATAGAAAACTGGAATAAATTTTACCAAACTAGAAAGACAAAGAACAGTTAATGTTTGACAAAGTGAAAGCAATTTGATAGAATGTAATTACGAAAGAGGTGCAGAGATGACAATTACTGAAAAGCAATTCTATGACATGTTAAATGTTGATGAACACATGAATTTCACAAACAGAATTCAAGAGCTTGTTTTTGATAAAAAAGGACGTGAAGAATTTTACTCTAAAATCTTAAATATCCACCATGACATGGGAGTTGATTTCTTTAGAGACTATTTTATGGCTCATTCAGCTGTTTCAGCAAAAGGCCAGCATTATACACCAGATGAACTTGGTAAGCTCACAGCATTGCTTGTAGGTGGTTCTGGAGGTGCTGATTTAACTGGAGCAGGAACAGGAACTCTAATCATTCAAAAATGGCAAGATGACCGAATGAATACAGATTTTTTTAGCTATTTGCCAAGTAACTATTGGTATCAAGCGTTAGAATTATCAGATGAAGCTATTTCATTCTTGATTCATGCCTTTGCAATTCGAGGAATGAACGGTGTAATTATTCACGGCGACGCATTGGAAATGGCTGTAAAACAAGTTTATTTCATTCAAAACAGCGATAACAACCCAATTGGCTTTTCGGAAGTAAATGTTATCCCACACAGTGAAGACGCAATGGAGTTTCTGGGTATTAATGAATGGACGGAACAGGCAATTGAACATATTGAAAGTGAATTTCCTGACTGGATTCCACTCACAGAAGAAAATAAAGGGTAGATAAAATGAAAGATACAGCAAAAACTTTAATGATGGTTGCAGGTGTTGCCTTTACACTTATCGCTATCACTTGGATAGGTATGCTTGCGACGTTGCTTATTACATGGCTTGGGGGTAACATCTAATGAATTATGGTACAAATAAGCACTATGCCAATGAATACGGTGTGGAACTTAACGAATACTTGAAACATAATTTTAACTATGAAGAGCTTGCAGGTTGGTATACAATGCAGGTATTGAAGTATCTAGTAAGAGCAGGCAAGAAAGAGGGTGAAAGCTACGACAAAGACCACAATAAGGCTTTAGACTATGCCAAAGAACTTGCTAACTTAAGTAACGAGAATGAGCTTACAGAGTACACTACTGACGACATTATGGGCTTTATACAAGAACTAGCTGATGATTTTGAACGCTGGGAAGGCATAAAATAATTAAAAAGAGTTAATGTTTGACAGCATTGGCTTTTTTTGATATTATAGTCTTATAGAAATTAAGGAGATACAAATGGAAAAATACAATGTTAAATTGATGAACAACAAAAAAGGATATTTGAATTCGTTTAAAAATGAATTAGGTGAAAAGTTTCTCTTCCTAGGTTTCAAAGAAGAAAGAAATAACTTCAAATCAGAGTTCACTAAAGAAGAAATTAAAGCGATTGATGAAAGATACTTAGAATTTATTGAAGAGGTCTAAGTTAATTCTTGACAAATATAAAGTATTTTGATAATATTGTTTTGTAGAAAGGAGGTTAAATAACGGAAATGCAAAAAGCTATAAAGGTAGTAGCTTATAACCCTACAACGGAAGAAGAGCTACACTTTAGTTGTAAGGCTCAATGTGCTAAGTATTTCGGACTTAAACCTAATACAGTCATTAGGTGGCTTGATAATGGTATGCCTGTAATTGAACTGCTGACAGACCTAGATAGAAATCAAGTAGAAATTGAAAAGCAAAGTAAACTAAATGGCTTTGAATTATTTACAATTAAGGAGTGGTTAGACTATGTGTAAAAAACGTAAATACACAAAAATGGGCGCTTTATATTCAATAGCAAATGCCCAGCATAGGAAAAAGAAAGCTGATAAGATACCAGTTAGAGCTTACTACTGCAAATGGTGTAACTTGTATCATTTATCAAGTCAGCAAAGACTAAATATAAAGACAGGAGTAATTGGATAATGAAAGATGAGTTTACATACTACACAGTATCTTGGATATTGGAAAAAGAAATTAAATCACGTAAGTTTTATGATAAAAAAGAGGCTTTAAAATGGAATGAATTACTTCCAGAAGAACAAAGATATGAAGTTAAAAAACATCCAGAAATAATTGAGGTTATAGCATAATGACAAATGAAGAATTATATGAAAGAATTACTAGCGTACTAAAAGAGCAAGGTATCGGAATGGCACAGTTTGAGTTAAAAGTTAAAGCTGAAACAGGTAAATACCCTAACCTAAGAGTAACTAAATCACGTTTGAGCTTACCGAATACCGTAGCATTCCCTTATCTTACTATGTTTTTCAATGATGAAGAAATGCACGAGCTTATACTTAAAAAGATGAATAATTCAGGAACAGGCGGAGAGGCTATGGACTTACTAGATGAGTTATTATATAGCTTAAAGCCAAGCAAAGAATATCTATATAAGCAACGTTTGAAGCGTAAAATGCAAAGGGAGGCAATGAGATGATTTTACACAATTATACAAGTCAGATAAACGGCTCAAAATATCCACAGCAAACAGCTAGAAAGATCGCTAATGACTTGAACAAGAAAGACCCTTTCAATAATTATCTAGTCAGCTTTGAGCTTGGTTCTAAACGATATATTATTGAAAAATTTGAAATTAGAGGAATGAATAGATGAAACGTTTTTACATAGAAGAAAATGATGAAGGCAAAGAGATTAAGCGAAAACTAACAACTTTTGCTAATGATGATTTGACACAGCTTTCAGATGATGAACTAGAGACATTATATTATGAATCATCTGCTCAATTTTTAGCTAAATCAATGCACTTTGTGAAGATTGAGAACGAGCTATTTTCAAGAAAGGATGTAACTGTAAGTGATGAAATTCTAATAAATGCTGGCAATAATATTATTGAAGCTATTAATCAGGTAAGCAATTGAACCATGAAAAAGGAGAGTAATTATCTTTATTTTAACAGACGACACAACTAGAAGTATCGCATTGATTCAAAAAGCTCATAAAAAGGCGGATAAGGGCTTTAATGATATTGTGGCACAATTATATGACCAAGAGTTTAAAACGCAAGAGAAAGCAAAATATGAGCATATAAGACAAGCTAAGGAGAAAGCAATTGAAGAACAACGAGTTGAAGCTGACAGAATCGAAAGAGAGCAAGAAGTTATTTTAGAAGTTGTGCCAAATACAGCAACTAATGGCAACATTGGAACGGATTGGTCTAGCGTAAGTCCTGAAATAGCAGCGAATTACATAGCAAGTAAGACAGGAGTAGGCGCTAGTAAATGGCTTGATGTTATTTACAAGGAATCTAGCGGTAACCCTTATGTTGAAAACCCTATTGGGTGCTGGGGACTATTACAGATTAATCAAAGCGTACATGGGCAAGTATCTAATTTAAGTCCACAGGATTATCTAGATAAAGCTGTAAGTATATATCAAGGTTCAGGTGGTTCAGCTTGGGCGACTTGGTAAAATAGTAAATTAAAAAATAGAAAGTAGGATATCTTCAATTACAAAAGAAAAACAGCTATAAAGCTGTCTTTTTTTATTAGTCTACTTTTCCATACTCTGCTTCAAATTCATCTTGATACATAATAGTTTCTGGTAACTTGATTGCTCCAAATTTACCTTGGAAACCTCCAAGCATACGAGTTGTTTTAATATGTCGTGCTGAAACTCCATTACATACATACCAATTTTTAGTGTCTTTACAATTAATTAGAAACATTTCAATTTCTCCGCTTTCTGTTGTGTTGTTGTTATTGCCTCCAGTTTGTCCTGTAAGGCGTTTGTTTAGTTCTGCGATAAAGTATGAGCGACAGCTCTCTACATTGCCACCGTGAGCTTCTACGGAACGTCTAGGGCATGAAGTAGATGATAACTCTTGATGTAGCTTCACAGTATCATGATTAGGAGTTAGTCCCCATTGTTTCATATACTTGGCTACGTCATCTAGTACCGCTTGCTCATTTCTCAAGAACTGGGTTAAATCGCCCTCTGACTGGCATACTTCCCAACTGGCATAATTTGCATTACCGTATGAGTTAGCACAATGCCATGCCATGTTAGAGAAGTCAGAAGCCTGTAATCTTCCGTCATTTCCAATATAAACATGAGCAAAGCCATTTTCAGGATTATGATTAGGTAACCAGTTATTGTAGAAGCCAGCGTTAGCACCGTTTGAACCAGCGTCATTGTGAATTACAACCCCAGTAGGATTATACCCACGTACACCAGCATTAGTTATATTCATTCTTTTTTATCCTCCGTTTGTTCTTCTTTCGCTTCAGGAATATTTACGCCATTCTTTTTAATAAGTTTAACCAAACCGTCAAACATAGGACTGATTTTTGCGATTAAATAAATAAACTGTCCTACAAAGTATAACAAAGCTACGTTAATCACAGTTTTAGCGATATCAGAAGTTGAGGGTGTTTGTGTAAAGTAGAAGACTGCATATAAAACCCATAGCGCGAATATTACCGTCAAATCAATTACAAGTCTACGTTTGAAAGGCGGGTTCATCGCTTCTCTATCTTTGACCCACGTAGCGAAAAGAATCGCCAAAATTAAGATAGTTATTAAAATCATTCTAGTTACCATTTTATTTTGCTTTCTATTTTTGTTATTTTGTTTATTCTGGTAGCTTATCTTTAGTTATCCAAAATTGTCCGCTAGTTAATATATAATCAGTTGTTTTTATATTCCCATTGCTAAACAAATCAATAAGCCCATTTGTGTGTAGTAAATTCCAAGAAAATTTCGAAGGGATAGTTAAATCATGGTTATAAATTAATGTTTCCGTTGCTGGGCGAAAACCTACTGGCAATGTACCAACTCCTCTCTGCCATGAACCGTCAGCTGGTTCAGAAGAATACTGGCTTTGACTTGTAATTGTAACTGTGTTTCCAATTCTAGTTATGACAGCACTTCGTCCGTAACCTGTGTTAATCGTTGCTGTTTTGACTTGACCAGAATCAACCGTAATGGAAGATATAACGCTATTTATAACAGCTTTATCTAAATATGTTACGTTATCAGGTGCTTTTTGAAGAGTGACATCTGTTCCATTAGTTGTTCTAATATCAATTAAGACTTTCAGTACTCCTGAAGCATTATTCAAGTCAATACTGTTGCTATTATCTGATTTTTCGGCTGATAAGCTGACAGGTCGAGTTGTTTGTGTTAAGTCAATATTTGCATGAATATAGTTTACGGAATTAGCATTTAAGGCTACTGTTTCAAATGATAGTTCAAAATATCTTCCTCCAGCAATGATCGAAGTATTGTTATAAATTACATTAAGGCCTGAATTGGTTGGGGTTAGCCAGTCTTTGCGCCTGATTGTTTTATAGTCCATTCCGGTCAGCATCATATATAACTTTGCGTCATTATTAGAACCGACTGGAAACTCTGTTCCACTTGGACTGAAAAATGTGAAATTGTTAATTGTCATTTTTAACCTTTCTTGAAATTATTTTCGCTTTATCTAAAACTGGGTTATCAGTAATTGATAGCTCCAATAATCTAAATTTTCTACCGCCATAAGGATAACCACCAATTGATACAAATTGACCGACTTCGTACAAGAGCGTAGTTTCGATTCTAAGCGTGTTTTTGCTATTGTAGTACACTTTGCCTGGCAAAAGTTCTAAGTGGTCTTTACGTAGCTCTCTATACCCTGTGAAGCTATCTATTCTATATTTGTCTCCATAAGTAACTACATACTCATATAACATTTGGTTTGTTTCCACTTTCTACAAAAATAAGTCTATCATTGAACTCGGTTTTAACTCTGTCTGCTATATATCCTGAATACAGTTTACCGTCATACCATATATCAACCAAGTCATTAACATACAAAGGCAATAGCTCATTTTGATTAAAGAATAATCTTGTGACTATCGTAGAGGGAGAAATTTCAGCCTTAATAGTAGACATGTCAGGAGGATTCCCGTGGTCATCTCTATCATAAAATAATGTTTTAGCTGTCCTTACATCTGGCAAGTCTGTTCCGTATCCACGATAAGTGCTCCAATCAATGACATCTCCGTTGTTTTTTGTTGTGTACATTTTAGGAGGGTCTGTATAGTCGTCTGTTTCCTTATTTTTAACGAATACAACAGCGAAATTATAAGCCGAACGTTCTACTATTGTTTCTGTGTCCATTGCCACATTTTGCTTAAAATCTACTCTTGTCGTGATTCTACTTCTATTCCATTTCCTAGAAGCAAAGTTAATAAATAATAAAGTTCTAGGGTCTTCTACTGAAGAAGAATGCTGAATAGTTGTGGTTGGTTGAAATTGAACCTTAGAAAATATCCTTTTGGCTACATCATTAGCTGATGAAGTTTCCGCTTTTCGATTAATTGTAGCCTTTCCAGCGAAAATACTTGGATTAAAGAAGTAACCATAACTCATTAAATTATTTTTATTAGGGTCAATTAGATAATCAATGATAGCGGAGTTTGTCGTTTTAGTTATTGCGTTCGGGACGTCTAGGCTTTCAATCATTGCCCAAAAATAATTTTTTAACGTAGCTTTGTTACTTTCGTCTACATATGTCACAAGGTAAACCATGTCTAAATTTAGTTTTTTATCTTTTCCTAGAGCATATTCAATTGGAACAACTTCAGGAAAAAGAATTTGAACAATATCGCCAACTTCTACTGAAACGGTCAATGTAGCCGATGAAGTATAAAGATAACCTGTTTCCCATAACTCATAGTTAATAACTTGACATCTTGCCTTTGGTATTGGTAGCCCTCTCGTTTCTCTTTTGCCATTAGGTAGGCTAAAGGCAAGATTATAGTAGTTCGGATTAAAGTTATCATAAACATTAGCCTCTAACATTAAACGAAGTCCGCCTTTCTCTTAACTTTAAATTCTGCCTTACTTAAATTGACCAGTTCCATTTGACCCTCTTTAATTATACGAGTTCTATACCGCTCAAAATCAAGTGCAGGAAATAAATTTAATGGAACTGTTCCTAACCACCCTTGATAAATTTCATCATTTACATCTGTATTAATTAAAATATAACTTTGTTTATCTGTCATATTAAATATAATTGCAGTATATTCATTTCCAGTGGTGTCTAAAAATCTAACGCCAGTTGGTTTACTATAAAGATTTTGATGTAGTATTCCTATAAAACTAAATATTTCTTCTTTTATTTCCCAACGACTTAAACGGTCTATATTTGTCTCTCCATAATAAGTGTAAGAAATTCCTTTGACATATTTATAATTTCCCGGTGCTACTCCTCCGTAAATTTTAGACTTACCAGAAAGAACTTTTCCATTTTGAATTTTTTCAAAAGTTAAATTTTCGTAAGTGTACCACTTTGTGATTACATCAAAAGTTATCTTTTCGCTGAAAGTTCCGTTTTTGCCATATCCTTCTGTCTTTGTGACATCTGCTAAAGCTAAATCAGCATATACCTGAAAAATTTCCGTTTGATATTCAAGTGTAACGAATTTTTTGCTAATAATATCGTTTACGAAGTCTTTCATTAATTGATAGTTTTCTTCTAAACTTTCTCCAAACGTTTCCAACTTGAATTCTATTTGAGGTTGATTGATTGAGCGTGTTCCCATTACTCCGATACCATTACTTTGCCAAATATTATTAGTTGATTGTAACCCCAAATTAGAGGGCTGGTAAAATCTAACTTTTCCATTTGTGACGTCCCATATTTTATCACCTGTTCCGTCTAAGTTGGTATGTATTTTATACTGTCTTACCATTAAGCCCTCCCTAGGTCAAATTCTCGTCTGATTGCTCGTGCTAAGTTAGAAACATCTTGACCAGTACCGCCTTGCACGTTAAATGTGTTATAAGTTCTATTGTCGCTTGATACGCTGTTAGTGCTTAGGCCGTAACCGCTAGAAGATAGATTAACATCTGTTAAACCTACTACCATAGAACCTTTGAACAGTCCGCCAAGTTTCCCAGAGATACCATTAATAGCTCCTGATATATTGTTAATTGTACTCGTAACTCCGCCAAGGACACTGTTTATCGTATGTCTGATTCCTCCAAATAGTCCGCTAAAGAAGCTACCAAGCCCTCTAAATGCTCCTATTATTGCATTGTAAGCATTAGAAGCAAAGCCACCAATGGCACTAAACACTCCGCTGACTGCATTTCTTGCACCATTGAACACTCCACTAAAGAAGCTACCTACCCCACTAAATACACCTGAAATTCTTGACCAAGCGCTTGAAGCAAAGCCACCAATAGCACTAAATGCTCCACTAGCAACGCTACGAACAGAGTTAAATATGCCACTAAAGAAACCTGAAACTACACTCCATATTGATGAAACTACTCCCCAAGCACTAGAAGCAAAACTTCCGATTGCGCTGAAAGCACTAGACACAACTCCCCTTACAACATTAAATATGCTACTAAAGAAACCTGTAATTGCGCTCCATACTGACCTAACTACGTTCCAAGTTGAAACAGCAAAGCCACCAATAGCGCTAAATACTGTCGAAACTACTGAACTAACAGCATTAAATATTCCACCAAACCAAGCTGATAGACCTTGCCATGCGTTAAGAACTAATTTATAAGCACCTCGAATTATAGCCAAGATGAGTTGAAAAGCTAAGTTGATTATTGAACCGATTAGATTAAATATAGATTGATAAAAACTAATTAAAGGCTGAAAAGTTTTAACGAACCAGTTATAAGCTCCTGTTACTAAAGTTGCGATAGTTGTAAATGCAGTTGTAACGATATTTACTATTCCGTCCCATAGCCCTGTGAAGAACCCTGTAACTCCTGCCCATGCTGTTTGAATACCAGCAACAACAGTTGTCCATAAGGTAGTAAAGAACCCTTTTATTGCGCTCCAAATGTTTTGAATACCTTGTACAACTCCGCTGAACCAATCAACTAAGCCTTGCCAAATACCTTTTGCTCCGTCAACTGCTCCATTCCATATATCAGAGAACCATTGACCAATACCGCTAAAGAATGAAACTATACCGTCCCATGCACTCTTTAAGAAGTCTACGAAACTAGCCCAAGCCTTTTTCCCTGTTTCCGTTTGAGTGAAGAAGTAAACCAAACCAGCAACGACCGCAGCAATCGCAGCTGCAATCAATACATAAGGATTAACAGCAGCGACAAGATTAAATGCTTTCATCACTCCTGTTCCTGCTTGAATTGCTGTTTTTAACTTTTTGAAAATAACAATAGCAGCAACTATCCCATTTCCGATTTTAAAAGCCGCGAACCCTGCTGTTAAGGCTACCAAAGACGACTTTAAAGTATCCATTGCGCCTTTGCTTTCACTAACTTTTTTCAAAAAAACGGCTATTTTTTCCGTAACTTCTGACAATTTTCCAGCTAATATAGCTATACTCTTCGCTACGTTTTCTATACTTGTTGCGTTTTTTGTTGTTTCTGTATTTACTCCAAGAAATGACTCGATAACATTCGCTACAATAGAAACTAAAGAGCCAAATATACTTCTTATGCTATCCCAAGCCTCTAAAAACGCTAAGGTAGTTCCGCTTTCTTGCATTTTTTGAAATAAGTCTTGAAAATACTTAATAACACTTGTTATAGTTTTACCAGCACCTTTACCCCACTCACCCATTTTATCAATTATAGCATTGATAACAGGAGTTAAAGCCTCAAGTGCAGGAAGTAAGGCTTGCGACAAATCTTCATTAAAGCCAGCCCAAGTGTCCCTTATAGTTTTTGTAGCACTGCTTGAGCCGTCTGCTGTTTTTTGCATAGCCTTATCTAACATATCCATTGAAACAGCACCATCCGAAACAGCTTCAGCAAATGAACCATACTGTTTTAAAGCTGGGTTCATTTCCATAACAGTTGATTTAAGAGCTGAACCAAGAGCAGTGTTATTATCTGTCAACTGATTGATGTTTTCAGCAGTAACTTTACCAGAAGCCGACATTTGGCCATAAGCCTGTGCGACACCTTTGAGGTCTTCCCCAGTACCACCAAATGCTTGGTTAGCCTTTACTAATGCTTCTGTTTTACTAACTGCTGTTTCAGCACTATCTCCTAAACCAATGAACGTTGTTGAAAGTTTTAGAGTATCTTCACTATTTGCATTTGTATATCTAGCGAGCTTCTGCATAGACTTGCTTACATAGTCAAACTCTTTTCCGTTTCCTTTGAACTTCATCGTGTTCTTTAAGGCAATCATGGCTGTCTGGGTGTCCATTGCATCGGATATCCAGCCTCTTAAACCCTTACCAACAGCACTGACAGCACTTGAACCGATTTGCCTGAATGCACCAATAGCAATCTCTCTAAGACCGCTAAAACGTGACTTCATGCCCTCAATTCCGCTATTTACACCATTGGTGTCCATTTTAGCTTCAATGTTCCAAGAGCCTGAACTAATAGCACTCTCGACTTGCCTAATTTCGCCTTCTAGCTTATTAGCTTGTGTTTCTGCTGTGCCTAGGTCTCTGGTAAGTTGCAGCCATTTCTTTTGACCTTCTGACGTCCCTTTGTCTACACTAGAAAGTTCTTGCTTTAATTTTGTTGCTTTGTCACGTGATAAGCCCAACTGCGTTTGTAAGTTCTTTTGCAATTGCGCCATTTTATCGGTATTTGTTGGGTCAAGTTTTAGAGCTTCACGTAAGTTTTTAGCTTCTCCTCTAAGCCCTGACATTGCGGTATTAACGCCTTTAAGTGAGTTCTCGAATTTCGTGGTATTACCGTATATCTCGACCTCAAATGTTGCATTACTTGCCATTACATACCCTTTCTTTTACGCCTTTTCTCTTTTTCTTTTTCCTCTTTCTTCTTCTCTGCAATAAGTTCGATTAATTTATAAACAAGTTCTAGTTCCATTTCCATGAACTGTGTTATATCAATTTCATTATTGCCCAAAACAGTCAAAAGTTCCAAAGTTTTATTTTCCTTTACAGTATCTTTCTTTTTCTTAATCAATGAACTAGAAGAAAAGAAGACCATATCGTCTTCCGTTTCCTCTTTTTCTTTAATAAAAACAGTCTTACAGAA